CTTCCGAGCCGCCTTTGCTGTCTTTGGTCGCTTCTTGGTCTTTCGTGGTAGAAATAGCCCTAAATGCTCGTTCATAGCCTCAAAAATCAGTTGGCTTAGAGTCATGTCCTTTTTTGCCGCTGCTCGATTCCATGCCGCCCAAGCTTCATCGGGTTGGCTGATGTTTTTTCGTTGCGTCATTGGGTTGCCTATACCGCAAATAGTTGAGGTTGATCGGGATCTTCTTTTCTGGATGTATACCTCCAGATTTCCGACTGCGTTGGCGTCGGTCGCTTTCTTGCCCATCGCTCTAGGCCAGCTGTTTGCGCCCTGTTCCCGCGATTCCAGCCAGTTCCGTCGCAAGATTCGATACCAAGGTTTTCAAGATACTCTAGCTTCGTTGGGCTGTTGCATCGAAGTAGGTGCACTCGCTTAAAAGAACTAGCCCATGCTTCAACGGTTGACCACTTAAATTCATCACTCCCACCGATAGCTATCACCGCTGGAGCCGGTCGCAACTGCTTGACCATCTCAACCGTCATTCCATCTTGCACCGCTAAGGCAGGAAGGATCTCAGCATCAATCACCCGCTGGACATACTTTCTGAATCGTTCAAGCGTTGCTTCGCCGTTGCCTGGAATGTCTGGCACAATTGCCCATCTTGGTCTTTGCACCGATGGCGCGGCCCACCGGATCATAGCTTCCCATTGTGGCTCAATCGATTTCCATTTTGACTCATCAAACTGATTCGTTTTTCTGTCCCAACAAGAAAACGCTCCGTTATCAAAAGCAAACGGAAACCAAGACCAAGGCCCACGTTGAGCACCTGGAGAATAAAGATGTCCAATCTTTCCCGTCTCTCTTGCAAGACAGTGCCAAAACCACCCGGTCGAATTCGCTGGCATTACGAGCATTTTAGGTTCCTATCGATTTCCTTTTTTCGTTTATTGATTGCTTGATACAAAAAATCTAAATGCTGTCCTCCCTCGCCGTAGCGAGAAGACTCAATTTCAGCAACTAGCCTTTCGAGAAAACTTACCGCTTCGTCTTTTTGTTCTGCGCTCATTAGTCCCATTCCTTAAGTTTGTTTAATGCCAATTCTTTTGTTCTGACAATTGCCGTCGCATGGTATCTTAACCAAGGCGAAACAGGCTTATTGCTTTCATTAATTACAACAACAGGTTTTCCAATCGTCCAAGCGTACAGGATCTCCATCGCAGTACCGACGCTCGGCTGCGTGTACATTACAACCAGATAATCTACGCTTCGAACATCTTGCTTGTCCAGGTCGACGATCTCGCGATAGTCCTCAGCCTCCCTCCCTCGGTAATCCCGTTTCATCGGATCGACGAAATCAAAACCGCATTCTTGCGATTTGAACCATTCTCTCCATGTCATTGCCTCATCATCGGTACATCCGTTGATCGGCCCACACAGATAAATTTTTTTGCGTTGCGTCATGAACTAGACTCCTGCTTCCGTGATTAAAATTTCTGTCCCAACATTGTCCTCTGGCCCGACGTACCACTTTTCGACAGTCAGTCGGTAAACTTGCCCATCGTCATTGTAGGCAACGCCGTTGAGAGAATCGAGGATGCCCTTGGCTGTATTGTCGATGTCTGGACGGCTCATCTTAGGCTCTCGACTCGCTCGACGGATCTTGCTATGGGCTTTCGGTCGAGAGTACCAGCAAACAATCTCGATTGACAATGGCCCTGTCAAGCATCGATTGATCGAAGATTTCCAAGCCAACCGAACAGCTTGCTTGAAAGCATGGATGGGATGGTCTTGCTCTGTGTAGGCCCTCGGAAAGCCGTTCTTCGTCGAAACCTTTGGCCGTGGTTGCGCCACTGGCTCGCCTGGAATGAAAATTTTCACTTTGTTTCCTCCGTTGTCGGCAAATAAAAGATAACCGGATGCGTTTGATTTATGAGTCTGTAGATTTCGAAATCATCACCAGCCCTAGCTACTAACTCGCACCTTGCGTCCCCTATCAAAACATCAGGCAGGCGGCATGGCGAAAGACTCTTTTGATTGAAAAAATCACCGCTTGGCCTGTACCTACTAACGGACTCAAGCCATTCTTTTTTTGGAGCGTGGCGATGCGTGCATGCAACTCCTTCGTAAGAAATGCGAATGAGCATTCTCAAATCTTTATAAAAAACAAAATCGCCATCTTGCATTTGCTCATCCTGCGACAGCAGTATCAAACTATTGTTGCTCACTTCGACTCCTCCTCTTGAATCAACCGATCGAGATACCACCTAGCCTTCTTGAGATCCTCGATGCCGTTTTTGAACCAGCACCGCAAAACGTACTTGAGCACCTGCCAATGCAATCCAGCCGCTTTGTTGTTTGGCGACTTGGCAATCGCCGCTTCGATGATGTCGATCGTCTCAGCGGGTAATTGCTTGTAGTGCAAAGGGTTGACCGGATCTGGTGTCAAGGATTGCTTGACTACTGGTGGCTCTCCAAACGGGAAGTCCATAAGCGACTGACGCAGCTGCTCGCTTGCGGTTTTGGTGCAAGCTTCGATAACTGGCTCTGGCTTTGGCTGAGTTGACCAAATCGCTTTCAAGGTTCGCTCTGCTATCTTCTGCGCTTCAGTTAGCTCTCTTTTTGTAGGTTGCTCAACTGGTTCGGGCTCGACGGGCTTTACTTCGCTGACCAGCGGACGGATACAATACGGCCCATTTTTGCACTCGATACAGCCCCGATAAGGCCCTTCGACAACCTCGCACAATACCCAAACTTTATCGCCGACTTTCATTTCTTCCTCCTTAACGCTGGATGATCCGACTTGACGACGGCTCGGAGTGCGTCGAATAACTCTTTGGTTCTTGCCTGAGATTCAGTCAGCTTTCGACTCGTTCGCTCAAGCTGCTTGCGAAGGTCTTTGTTTTCGGATTTAAGATCCTCGATGTTGGCAAAGTATTCGGAAAGTTTCATCGTAAATCCATCTCCATGTCCGCAGTTTGAGTCAACGCAGGATTGAGCCTAGTCTTATGCTTGCAAGCGTCCGACAGCTCGAACACCATCCATCGACCTCCAACGGTTACCCGTCGCTGTTCAGCCGCCCAACATGCGTCCTGTTGCAAAGCATACCAACCATCCATGCGACCTGTATCTAGGTCAACGATTAAGAATCTAGCCATTTCCAAAGTCTCCGTGAAACTGTTTAGCATTCATAAAAGCATCGGTAAACCGCTTACCGTCAAACGACAGGTTGACTTGTGCAATCTTCCCGTTCCGTTGTTTCTCCAAGAGGATTCGAGCCTCTTTGCTGTCCCGCTTGTCGCGATGCAACAGCATGACAATATCCGCGTCTTGCTCGATTGCTCCCGAGTCCCGCAAGTTATTGATCGATGGCACTTCGCCTTCCGCCGCTCGTCCCAATTGGCACAGCACAAGCAAAGCGATGTTTAGCTGCTTTGCTATCCTTGCAAGCTCGTTGCTTATCATCGTGACCCGTTCGTAAATCGATTGCCGGCCATCCTGACCGCGTATCAACCCAAGGTAATCGACAACCACAAGCTTTATCTGCTTCTTGGCAATCTCGGCTCGTATTCTCGATTCTATGCGTCCAATCGTTGCACCCGATGCTTGCCAGACATACAACGGCAACTCCCTAGCATTGTCGCAAGCTTTGAGCATCGCTAACACCGCTTGATCCGTGTAGCTTGCCGACTGCATTTCAGTAATGCGCACGTTGGCATCTTTCACAAATTGGCGTTGGCTTATTTGTTGGTTCGTCATTTCGAGCGACACAAAAAGCGACCCGTTGCCGCTGCTTGCCGCATGCCATGCGATATCCATCGCCAGTGCTGACTTTCCTATCGATGGACGCGCCGCAAGGATCGCATAAGACCCCAAAGGAATACCACCGGACAGAGCCAAATCCAGTTCCTCGAACCCGGTAGGCACAACAGCCGCCGCTGTCTTGTTGCTCCGAGCCTCTTCGAGTATCTCAAGGTAATCAGCCATTACCTTACCGATCTGTTCGACCTCATCCGATCCAGACTGCTTGACCCGAGACAGCTTCGATTGTGCTGCGTTGATTACCTCGTCTGGCTCAAAAGCAAGATCGCTTGCATCTTGCAGAGCCAATTCCAGAGCGACAACAACCCGCCTTCGCTCCGCCCACTTTGCAAGCTCCTCTGAGTGATAAACAGCATGGCCTGGAGTCGTCTTGAGCAACAAGTCGGCGAAAGCTTTGTCGCCACCGAGCCTTACGATCAATCCTCGCTTTCTTAATTCCGACGACAAGACCGACTCACGCCAGAACTCGATTCCACTTTTAGCCATCGAGTGAAACGCTCGCCAAATGTCGGCAAGCTCTTGCTTCAAGAAATCATCGGGAGTGACGATCTCTGCGACCGAATGAAAATCCTTTGGCCTTAACAGGATCCCGGAAATCAACTGCTCCTCGATCGCCTTGGCCGTCTCTAGGTGTTGTGGATGTAGTCCCATTACGCAGGCTCCCAATTGGCGTCAATCTTAGGCAGGTCGCTTTCTCGCTTGACAGGCTTGCTAGGTTGTTGGCTTGGCCTAGGTGCATTCTGAGCCCTGGTAAGCCAACCACCTAGGAACTTGGTCATCCCTCGATCGGTTTTTCGGTTTGCAGGATTGTCCTTTAGCCATTGAGCCGCTGTCCTCAATTGAGACTCTACGTCGATTCCAGTGAAGGTTGACAACCACTCATCTAGCTTGTCTTTTGGTAGATTCCATATTCCATTACCGGATGTCACAAAGTTGAATTCTGATTTCAGCGATTCGGCACTTTGTGGCGGATCGCACAAAGAATGATCCTCTCCTTGATCCTCTCCTTGATCCTTAGATCCCCCGACGAATCCTCCCGAATCTTCGCTACTATTCGGCGAAGCCTCGCGAATACTCGACGAATCAGGAGCAGGAAGCTTAGAAACGCTCGGCTTATCAATCTTTTGATGGGATCTCCAGTTGCAAATCTCAATGTAGGAACCACCGTCTTTCCCGTTGTATCGAACTATTGCTTTAACTTCTACTAGCTTTTCCAGCCACCCGTCGATGTGCTTTGGAGCGTCAGTATCATACGGGAAAAGAAGACTCGCGAGCATTCGCGAATTTCCGCGAAGCCTCCCCGAATCATCGGCAATAGTCCACAGCATGATGAAGCAGAGCCGAGCGTCACGGGGCACTCTGCCCATGCTCTCGCTATGCGGAAACTCTGGCTTGATCGTTCTAATTCGACCCATAACGGAAATCCTTTCCTGCAATCCCCACCTCCATAAGGACGCAAAAAATCTCCCAAGCATCCGTTTTGGCCGCCAGTTGTGCGAACGCACTTAGACACGGATGCAAGGGAGGTTGTTTCTTTTTGTCCTGGCGGCCAGCCATGCGTTCCATTATATCCACCTTTTCAACTGTAGGAAATAACACAAATACCTAAAAAGAGCCGCCCGCCCTTAAACCCATCGCTGAACAAGCATTCGGATGACGTTATTAGCAAGCGACTGAGGCTTGCTTGCCTCGTCTGTATGCGGCTTAATTCTCCCTCTTGCCACGTTATCGTAGTGAGAAGCTAGCTGCCTAAGTTCGTCAGCAAGCAACCTTGCCGACCTCATTGCAGAATCCCTAACCTTTTGGTCTTCATCGCACAAATCGCACATTTCATTGACTCCAATTAAACCACCGAACAACCGCCTTACTCGGAGCGTAAAAGAGCCGCCCGCCCTCTCGAACGAGCGACCCTGTGGCAAGCAGTGTGGAGATTAGCCACTTGCTTACCGACGGTCGATTAGCTGATTAGGCCGGCTCGTACCGCGCACCAGTTCA